TACAGCAAACTTTACTACAAAACTTATATATACCTGCTTTTGAATCTTTTAGAGATTTTCTAAAGATCAACAAGTATACTGTAACAGACATAAAAGCACCATACGAGTTAAATGGAACTGCTTTATCCAAACCATTAACTGCCAATGATTCTATAATGAGAAAGGTTAATCAAAGGTTAGAAGATATAGTCAAGAAAACACCTAAGGGTGTAAAACCAATATACAACTTAGATACAACATCTAACTTAGCTAAAGAAGAAGCGTTCAATACCTTAGAGGATATGGACAAAGAAGGTATAGAAGGAAAAGAAGAGAGCATCGTCTATAGTTTAGAACCTGCTCAAGTTGATCCTGAGATAGATGAGTTTGCACAACCTGATAAAATAGAAAAAAAAGAAGTTAACGCAAAAACTGTTATTTCAGGATTTTCAAAAATTATAAATGATTTAATATCAGGAGAGTCTGATCCAAACTTTAATTTTGCTGATACTCAATGGTGGAGAAGAGTATTTCTTGACAAACTAGAAGCGGTTGAAAGGTTAAGTGAACAGTATGCAGAAAAAAGATACCAAGAAAATAAAAAAGCAGGCAGAAATACTGAAGACACTCTTTATATGGTTGCATCAGCAAGTGCTATAGGTATAGCTAGATTGGGAGAGCGGATGAAAGGTGACTTCCAAAATATTATGCGAGGTGGAGGTAAAATAGTATTTGAAAACAATAGTAACAACGAAGGTGGTATAATAGTAGATCCTAATGCCACATATAAAGATGCAAATGGAGAGTTTAAACCTTTAAATTTATTGAAAGCATTTTCTAAACTAACCATTGAACAAGATGGTAAAGAAGTTTCCTTAGAACCTTTCTTTCAACAATACGGAATATATAAAAGAATACAAGCTATCGTAAAAGCAAAACAATTAGGAAATCTAAAAAATCTTACAAAGAAAAAAAAAGAAGAACTAGAAAAAGATCCATTTATACAAGATTTAAAAGAAGCTAATACAGCATTATATGACAAAATTTTATCTAAAAAATCAAATGCTTTTGAATTAGGAATAAAAAAGTTTCCTCAAGTAGAGGATGCATGGCTACAGTATCAAGAGTTTAACAACAATCTTATTAAATTTGCTAAAGCTACAGGAGTCTTGAATGATGAGATGGCAGATTCATGGATAAAATACTCTAACTATTTTCCTTTCTACAGAGAAACAGATAGTCAAGGAGATAGAAGCGGTATTCAACATTGGTTTGGAGAAAGTTTACATCACAATACTCCAACAACTTTAGGTGCAGATCCCACACAATTAAAATTAAAAACTAATGTTGCATTAAAAAACATGATGAATCCTTTAGAAGCTATAGCAAAAAATTCTTTAGCTCTTTATCAATTAGGAGCAAAAAACGCTACGAGACAAAGAATAGTTAGAGAGGCAAAAGCCTTAGGACAAGGTGAAACTATAACTCAAAAACAAATAGGAACAGAAAAATATCCTGCGACTAACATCTTTTTATATAAAGAAAATGGAAAAGCTAAATATTTTCACGCTGACGATATAGGTTTAATAGAGGCAATGCAAAGCTATGGAGAACCTGTCCTAAGTCCTTTACTAAGAATAGTTGGTTTTCCTGCTAACATATTAAGAGAAACTGTAACGAGAGATCCTGCTTTTGTTATTGTCAACATGATGCGTGACACTCTTTCTGCTTGGGTAACTTCAGGTGGTGACTTTACTCCTGTTATAGAAACATTTAATAATTTCTTTAAAGATGGTGCTCAAGGTATGAACCAAGGGTTTGAAAAATTAGATCAATTTGGTCTTACATCAGGCTACGATATTTCTAATGAAAGAAAACAAATAGATAAATATTTAAGAAAAGAAATGAAAAATATGAGGATAGCAGAGAATGGTGGTGCTGAATTAAAAGATTGGCTTCCTAGAACATGGGATTATCTTGGTGGTATTACAACAAGATCAGATGGTGCTACGAGACAAGCTGTTTATACAAGAGTTTATGAAGCAACAAAAGATAAATATGAGGCGGCATATCAAGCACTAGAAATAATAAATTTTAACAGAAGAGGCTCTAGTCCATTATTTAGAATTGTTTCTACAGCTATTCCTTTCCTAAATGCAAGAATGCAAGGTCTTGATGTTTTATATAGATCAGGTATGTCAGGGTATCAATACTCACAAGGAAGAAGATACTCAAGACAGTATGGTGCTTATCAATCAAAAGCATTAACAGATGGTGATCCAAAAGCCATTGGTGAACAAGCACAAACATTCCATGCTCGTATAGGAATGCTAATGGGTTTATCGGCATTGTATTGGCTTATGGTCAGTGATGATGAAGAGTATAACAATATAAGAAGAGAAGTCAGGGATGATAATTGGATTATTCCAACTCCTATAGATGGTTATAGTGTTAAATTTCCTATTCCATTTGAAGTTGGTTTTATATCAAAAGTTATTCCTGAAAGAGCTTTAGAGTTAGCATTTGGAGATGACGAACTTCCTGACACATGGCAATCATATACAAGAGGTGTTACGAGTACATTGAAAGTCAATCCCTTACCAAGTCAATGGCAATTATTTAAACCTGCGTATGAAGCATATGTAAATAACTATAATGCTTTTACTGAAAGACCTGTGGTTGGTTATTATATGGATCAATTAGATCCTGAATTACAAAGCAAACAAACTACTAACGAATTAATTAGAGTAGTAGCAGAGTCTATTGGTATATCCCCTATTAAACTAGAACATACAATTAAAGGTTATACAGGTTCTTTAGGTGTATATGGGTTGTTCTTGACTGACAAATTAACAAGAATGTTTACAGATGGTAATCAATTACCTTTAACAACAAATACAACTCCTTTTGTTAAAAGATTCTTGCTTGATGACGATTATGGCAGAGGATTACAATCACAGTATTATGATCTTCAAACACAAGTAGATGAAGCTGTTAATAGTTTAAACAAGTTAAAGAAAGAAGGAAGATTAGATGATTATGTTCTTTATAATGATAATCAGCAAGAAATAATAAGTGTTAAAAACGAAATGAAAACTTTAAGAAAGTATATGACTAGGTGGAGAAAAAGAAGAGATGCAATTCAAAAAAATTCTGATATAACAAACTCTCAAAGAGCAGATGCTTTAAGAATGTTAGAATTAGAAAGAGATAAAAGACTAGCAATCATAATTTCACTTAAAGATAAATCTAGAGGTCTTTAATATAATCCTTAAGGAATATTTATAAACAAAACTATTCCTAGTATTTCTAAAAAATAAACCAATACTAAAAAAGTTGTAAAAGATATATTCATATTATTCTCCTATGTTAACTTCATCACACTGTTTTTTCCGTGATCCACACGAAATTCCATAACCATTTTCATGGTCTATGAACGAGTCATCTATCGAAAGTTGGTAGGCATAAACGATGACAAGACTTATTATGTTTACTAATAAGTTCCTCCAACTTCTATTAACTAAGAATTACCTTCCCCATATTCTTCTCCTTATTTAAAAAAATAAGATCCCTCATTGAGGTATTATCAAAGAAAAAAGTATAAAGAGAAGATTGACATTACATTTTTTTTACTCATAAAAAATGCCCTCCGAAGAGGGCATTCACTCGTTAAAGGTGATGTTCTGTTTTATTGATTCAATCTTTTTCTTTGATGTTCCTTTAATGTGATTCACTCGTCATGGCTAATGTTCAGTATTAATGGTTCACTTATATTTTGTGATGTTCGCAGTTGGTGATTCATTCGATCATGGTGATGTTTACATCTTCTGATTTACACTTACATTCTTTGAAGTTCGGATGAGTTGGTTCATTCTCGTTTTTTGATGTTTGTACGCATTGATTCATTCTCCCTTTCCCCTTTTTAGGGGGGTACTCAAGTATCAAACGATACTTAAATTGCTCTGTATGAGGCTTATATGAGGTCATTTTTTCTTAAATGACTATCAAAACTCCCATTATGCCAATAAAACCCCAAACAGCTATATAAAAACCTACCACTAAATTAGTCATATTTTCTTCGTCTTTTTCTTTCATTAACTTTCCTTTCCTATGGGGAATTCCCATGGGGAATTCCCTGATACATACTATCATAAATCTTTTATGATTTTCTTAAAGCCTCTTCTATAGTATGAGGTGGCTCAATTAAATGAGCATGATTTAAATGTGCTATTGCATATGGCACAGGTGCTTTCTTTCCTGTTGCATGTTCATACCATACAGCATGAAGATGAGATAAGAATAACTTAACAACCCATCGCTTTGCTATTGCGTGAACGTGAGCAGGTGGTAATTTCCCTTTGATATAACACTTGTACGCATCTGTACTTTTGCTAAACTTCTTTTGCTCTAATTGTTTAGACGCATGATCTTTGTAGTAATTATTTTCATTTCTTTCTGTCTCAAACAGTTTACGTTTGGCATACTCCTGCCCATAAAAAGAATCTTTACTACCTGATACCTTCACAAAACTTTCCCCTATCTTCCAACAAAGAGTTTTTAATTGTGCATTGAAAGGTCTTTTCTTTCCTTTCTCCCATTTAACACTAGGATTTAATCCTGCATAATTCCATATATGACCTGCTGTAGGTGCTTTATTGATATCTATATGTGCAAGTAAACCTGCCGATAATACACCTGCTATACCTTTGTTGTGAATTAACCAAAGACCTACTTCTTTTTGTTCAACGTATTTAGTTAGTATTCTTTGAATTTGTTTTTCAAGATATAAAGATTGATCTGCTAAATAGTCTAATGCTGAATGAGACTCGTTGGATGCTTCTGACTCTCTTACTTGAGCGGAAGATCTAATACGATCATCTTGCATTTGATAATATTTATCAACCAAAGACCTTAGTTCTGTTTGACCTAAATTATTTACATCTTTGATTATGTCTTTGTTCATCTTTGCCACAGGCTCTAGATGATTTAGTATTGATGTTGTTTGCATTTTGTAACCTCTCTAATGCTAATTTATAATACATTATATATAGTTACTGTTATATTAACTGTCAAGGTTAATTGTAATTTATTTTTTTACGCTCATTTTCTGATGTTTAATACTCTTTGGCTTTAATTTACAATAATTCTAAAACACATATTAGTATAGTAAATCCTGATGCTATTTCTATTAGTCTGTTCATTTCTTTCTCCTCACGGAGATATATATACCCTTGTCACTATTTATCAAATTAATTGTGTGAATAAATATTATTTACGGCACGGAGCTGGCAAACACCTGGGCACTGTTCCCTGTAAATATTCCTTAAGGATTATTTAGGTTTCAACCTCTATGTCAGTAAATAAAGGTGCATCACCCTCTAATCTCTTACGCATAATCTCAACATAATCAGGATTCAATTCAATAAGAACAGCACTTCTTTTTAATCTATCAGCAACAAGTCCTGTCGTTCCACTACCACCGAAAGGATCGAGAACAGTTCCGCCCTCAGGACAACCTGCAAGTATACAGGGTTCAATTAGCTTAGTAGGATAAACTGCGAAGTGAGCTTCTTTATATGGTTTAGGGTTAACAGTCCAAACGCTTCGTTTGTTTCTTGTTTCGTAAATCATTTTTCTTTCTCTAGTTAAACCATTGAATTGATTTTCTATGTCTTTAGTTCTTTCCATATTGATAGGAGTATCCTTACCCCACCTTTCTCCAACAGCTTCTTCTTTAATAGCTTCATGGTCGTAGTGATAATGTTTACTTTTAGATAACAAGAAAATGTATTCATGTGATTTGGTGCATCTGTCTGTTACACTCTCAGGCATTGGATTAGGTTTATTCCATATGATATCTTGTCTAAGCCACCAACCTCTTCTCCTTAATTCAAAAGCCATCATCCAAGGAATACCCACTAAATCTTTTGGCTTATAACCTTTTACCTTTCCTGTTGGCTTACCATATTTAACACCTGCATCAATATGGTTTTGTTGAATAGTTCCATCATCACAGTATTCATATCCTCTACCACCACCGATATAAGAGTCACCAATGTTTAACCAAAGAGTTCCTTCAGGCTTTAAAACATCTTTAACTTTATCAAAAAGGTCTGCCATGTTATTGACATATTCTTCAGGGGTTTCTTCAAGTCCTAATTGTTCATCCTCTCGAACAGCACCACATCTAGGACACTTTGACTTGTAGATACCATCTCCGATAGCACCTTCTAAATTCTTCTGACCTGTTGAACATGACTCTGAAAATTTACTGTCTCTTTTATGAGAACAACTTGGATCGCCTCCAACCCAAGTTGCTGTACCATAATCTCTTAACCCCCAATAAGGAGGAGAAGTTACACATGTATCAATAGAATCTTTTTCTAAATCACCAAGTATATCAAGGGAGTTCCCTTGTAATATTTTTATACTCATGTCTAGAAAGGTAGATCGTCATCAGGCTCTACACTACTAGGTGACGCATTTACAGGAGGAGGAGGTGGTGCTTTTGGAGTCATATCATCTTCAGACACAACCTCAAGTTGAACATAAAAGTATGGTTGTCCACCTGTTCCATCAGATTTATCTTTTGTAACCCTTTCCCAAAGAGCAGTCTTGACTAATGCTTTATGTTTATTTTCTATGTCATCAGGATTAGTATTAGCTTTAGCAGATGCGACTAAATCTTGTAGTTGATCGTAGTCAATCCAAACACTTCCTGTAAAAGATGGATGGGCATCTGATGATTTAAATTTATTTAACCATGCATTCCCACCTGATTTTTTATATACTTTAGCCATTAGTTAGTCTCCTTATTTTGTAATGATTGTTTTACTGATTTAAATTTTTCTATAATAGTTTCGTAATATTTAGGAAGTTCTTTTTGTAACTTATCAAACTTAGGATTATTCGTTTCATTTGAATAAAATTCATTTAACTCTTTTATAGTTAAATTTTCAGAGTTCAAATAGCTATCAACCATCTTCAAGAACATTTCAGATTCTGTAACATCTACTTCCTTTATATTCTTTGAGGAATCTTTAGCTTGTATAGTTGCTTTTGGTTTTAATGTTCCTAAAGGTATAGTAGGTTCAGATAATTTTTTACCCTGTTGTTCGTCAGGTTTTGCACCTATGTCATTGAGATCTTCTTCTATCTGAGAATACACCCTCATTCCTAAACCAAAGATTGCACAATTTTTTACAAAGCATCTCCAAACATTTTTATTAATAACAGTGGCATCAACATTTGCTGTGCTTTTCATCCTGTTATCCATAACAGGAAGAGTCATCTCTCTTCTAACTCCATCTATTTCTACAAAGGTAGTTACCTGTGCAGTTCCATTAGGTAATGTTTTGTATGGCATTCCTTCATACTCTATGTTACCCCATTCAAAGTTAGGAAATTGTTCCGCCATAATAGTATATATTCTTGCCCATGAAACAAAATCTAAGTCCATTTTTTTGTTTATGTATGGCTTCATATCTATATTATATAAAACATCCCATATATCTTTAAACTCATTCTTCTTCTTAGCTTTTTCAGTCATCTATTTTTCCTCCATATAATTTTTGTACTGATTGCAAAACTGATTAACATTACACCAATCTTCGCACCTGTTAGCTTTTCCTTTTGCAGAAAGCCATATCTCTTCATCAGAACATTGTATGTCCTGAGTATCAGTTGCAGATGCAACGTGTAATTTAATTCTTTCTTTTATAAAATTTTCCACCTCTTCCATAGACCATACCATTATAGGTTTAGTAAATACAGCAGTTTGTGGATAAGTATTAGAATTTATTGACCTTGATTTACTCCAATCTTTTAAAAAGGCTACTACTTCAGCAGAAGGCATATCTTTTTTATTAAAGGCTAAAGCATATAACCATGCGTAAATATTAAGTTGATAATTCCATTCAGGTTTGTCATTGATAACTGCATAAGCAGAAGTTGTTTTGTAGTCTGTAATCTTATTTTCATTATGATTAATTAGATCAATACACCCTGAGATAACATAATCTTTATCATCTACAGTTACTTCTGTGTTAATTCTCATTTCAGTTTCTAAACCCTCAATACCTTCGTTGGCTTGTTCAAGCATTTTATGAACAGAAGTTCCAATAAAAGATGCTATGGTATCTGAATAGTCTTCTACTAATTCATCTTTGTGTTGAAGTTTTAATGCTCTAACTTTTGGTGGTTGTAATAACTCTGTGACAGAAAAATCTGCCTCACCTTTACTATATTCCCAAGAGTGTTTTATTCCCCTTACAACATGTAAAGGTATCATTTTTTTGTTTGTGTAATGCAATTAACTAATTCTCCATATCAAAATACTTTTTTTATCTTTACCAAACATTATAGAAAATTTTGGTAAAGTTTTTGTATTGGCATTCCTTTCTAATTTTTGCATGTGCCTTTGTACAAATGCTCTAATAGTTCCAATTTTTTTTTGACTTGTTTCAGGATCGCATTCTAGCTTTAAACAATCCCTCTTTAAGTTTCCCTTATCATCCGTATAAGGAGGTCTTAAATCTTCTAAAGGTATATTGTGTTTCATGGTTGCACCACGACCAAAAATTCTAGGTGGTTCTTTGTCTCTCTCAATAGTCCATTGTTCTTCGTTGTTCATTGGTATCTCCATTTAATGTATCAGAAGTGGGGAGATGACTACGCAAATGTTTTATCTCCCCTTTAATTGTATTATACATGGCTATTAACCAATCGGTGTATACAGTCCAAGTCTTACTCGCTTCCTTTATAAGTATGTATATAGATATGTATATAGTATGTCAATATATTATTATATAATCATTTAATAATAAATAATGTAGACATTCTGTACAAACAAACATAAGTGTAATATAATTTAAAAAAATGAGAGGTGGGATGGAAGAAAAAAACATAATATCAGAAACAGTAAAGTATTTAGATCAAGGTCAGCACAGGATATATTGTCCTTCTTGCCATAAATCAAGAAAAAAACACAACAGACATCAGAAAGAACTTGCAGTAAATGTTGATGGAAATGACATAAAATATTTTTGTCATCATTGTGGAATGAGCGGAGGTCTATCTAAAAACTTTAATACAGAGAGAAATTTTAATACTGTAAAAAAATCAAAAGAAATAAATCAAGTAAAGGTGAAAGAGATAATGAGGGAAATAAATTTAGAAAATTTTAAACATAATGAAGAAACAATAACTTTTTTAAAAGACAGGGGTTTAAGTGAAGATGTAATTAATAAATATTCCTTGAGGAATTTATATAGCTTTCAAGGTAGAAAGAGAGAAGGAGTAGGTTTTCCTTATTACAATGAAGAGAATAAAATAACTTCTATTAAATGGCGTTCTGCTGATCAAGACAAACTTTTTAGCCAAGAAGGAAGTTGCAACGAATTCTTTAATATTCAAAATGTTTTGAATCAAAAGTCGCTTATTATATGTGAAGGAGAAATAGACGCACTAACTTGGCTTAGTGTTTTAAATGATGAAAGTAACTATGGTGTAGTAAGTGTTCCGAATGGTGCACCCCAAGGTGTATCTCAATCTCAAAAATCTCCTGATGAAGATGTTAAATATAAATATGTTTGGTCTGCAAGAGAAAAGTTAAACAATGTTGAACAAGTAATATTTAGTGGCGATTCAGATGATCAGGGAAAAGCATTGTGTGAAGAACTAGCTAAGAGAATAGGTCGTGGTAAATGTTGGATGCTAGATTTATCTCCATACAAAGATGCAAACGAATGTTTACAGAAAGAAGGTGTGGCTTTTTTAAAAGATAGGTTGAAAAAAATTAAACCATATCCTGTATCAGGGTTGTATCGTGCAAATGATATAAGGCTTCAAGTTGACAAACTGTATGACGAAGGTAAACCAACAGGCTATCAAATACATTCAGCAGTTGACTTACAGATAGCACAAGGTCAGTTGACTGTAGTCACAGGGTTGCCATCAAGTGGTAAGTCAAACTTTGTAGATGATTGCTGTGTGTACTTGGCAAAAACTTATGGTCTTAAAACTTGTTATTGTTCTTTTGAAAAACCAATGGCAGAGCATGTTACTCAATTAACAAATCACATATCTAAAAAAGTTTTCTTTGATACTCCTAATGCACAAAAAATAAATCAAGAAGAGTTAGATGCAACAATGGATTTTATTAATGATCATTTTGTTTTTCAAGATTTCTCAGGTGGAAGGTCTACAAAGATTGAGGAAGTGTTAGACGTGGCATCACAGTCTGTAATGTTTGGTGTAAAGGTTTTAGTTATCGATCCATATAATTGGATTGAGCCTGAACAAAATGCTAACATGAGTGAAGGCATATCTAACATGCTATCAAAAGTACAAAATTGGGCAGTATCAAATGACTGTCACATATTCTTCGTTGCTCATCCATCAAAACTTCAAGACACAAATATTCCTGAGGGGATGCAGATAGGTGGATCAATGTCTTGGTTTGCTAAAGCAGATAATGGAATAACAATACATAGAGACAGAGAAACAAGAGAACCTTTAGCCAAGATATGGAAAGTCAGATGGTCTTGGCTTGGCAAATGCGAAACAATATTACTAAGTCACAATCCTTACACAGGTTGTTTTTCACTGAGAGGCGACAAAGTATATGATTGGAGTTTTGCTGATGATCTACCCACAACATAAATAATCCTTAAGGAATATTTCCAAGGAAATTTGGAGCTGGGACTCGCAGGCTTTTTAGATCTCCCTGTATAACCCTTTGCACGTTAAAAAAAAGACCAAAAAAAAACCCCCCACTCCGAAGAGTGAGGGGAAACTAAAAAATGAGTAATATGAACCTACTTGAAAATTATATTGTAGTCAAGACTTTCTAATAAATCTTTCCATCTTTTCATAACCATCATTGAATCTTCTTTAGGTAAAGTATGACAATGATCTATAATCTTATTGTTAAGAGTGTGGGTTGCTATTCTCAACTGTTCATCTCTTGGTATCTTAGCGAACTTCACTGAACTCCTCCCAATCTAATATGCGTTCAAATGTTTCTATTTCACTTTCATTACGCATATCCTCAGGATCGTTTTCAATACCATTCCATATTTCTTGATGCATTGATCTTTCTATTCTTGCATTCATGAGATTTGTTTGTAGTTTTTTATATAGTTTTTCTAAAGACATAATTGTACTCCCTTGGTATTAGGCAATATTACCTAAACAACTAATCTAAATCAAAATCAGGATCAAACTCTATGACGAACTCATCTTCTTCTTCGTCTGTATAATTCATAGCAAAAGGAAAACCTGATGCTATTGCATCTTTAAGAACCAACATACGCATATCATCGTAGCCTTCTTCTTCATTATACAAAAACACAACAGATGATACCATCATCCAAAATTCATCTTTGCTAATTCCATTCGGTGGATATGTTAGTATGACTTTGTCTTTTTCAAATAAGATAGATGTTTCCTCTCCAACTACATGAATGATTTCTGTCTTATTTTTTTTATCTTCTGTATCTATTTCTTTCCCATCAGGAAAATTTATTATAGTACCCATAATATCCTCTAAAGTAACAATATATGACTTTACACTATACAATACAAGAAAATTGACCTTCAGATTTTACCGCTCACACAAAGGAATAGTCCTTCTAATACTATTTGATGCTAGAAAAAAACACCTCTGTATGAGCCTTAAAATCAGTTTTAATTTTGAAATGGCTTAAAATAGCCAATTATTTGTTATACATTTTTATAACATTATCTTTTTCAAGATGTTTGTTATTTATTAGTGCAATAATTTTGTTTGATTTAATCTTTGCTCTAATCTCTTTAAGTTTTCCTACATATATCGTAGCATCTTTATCTTCATAAACTTTCATTACATACTCCCTATTGTAATCTTAATTTTTCTCTTAACCTTTTTACATACTTTTCTTGATCTGAAGTAGACATGTTTGTGAAAACTTCAAAAGTCATATTTTCTGTTAAGGTTTCCATAGACTGTATTTCTAGTCTCTTATCTTCTTCTGATAAATTTTCATAGTAAGCAATGTGTGTTTCGTATTCTTTTGAGGCTTTCTCTATAGTCTCATCACTCGCACCCATGCCTTTGAAAATCTGCGTCATTAAGTGTAATTCCATGTCATCCATTTTTTTCTCCTGTTAATATAAGGTAGTAACACCTTTTTTTATCATCATCCTTTCTTCATAGTATATCTTTGATCTCTTCCAATACCAATCTCGTTCTTTAGCTGTACGATAATAGTATATATGATCCTGTGAAAGGTCACCATTAAATCTTCCTGAGTTAATTAATGTAAGAAGATCGTCTAATTGAATAATTCTTCTTTCCATATTATTTTCATCAAACACATAAATTTTAATTGGTTTTGAACTAGGTGCTTTAAAATATTCTAATTCAACATTCTTTACATCTATAGCCATTACTCACCCTCCTTCAACTCAGGCTTTCTAAACCACTTACGCAGTCTTTCATCGTAAAAAGAATTCTCTGCTCTTTGTGGTCTGTGTGAAAACATTTTAGTCTTTGAACCTTTCGGTTTTATTTGTCTTTTACCCATAATTAATCTCCTAAATAAATAAGGCAACATTACCTAAACAATATATTCCTTGAGGAATATTACTAGGGAATTCCCCATAGGGAATTCCCTGAACCTTTGTATCAACTATCATAAGTCTTTTTTATTTCCAACATTGATAATGAATACCATCATCTCTGTGACGGCTACAAAATTCACAGTAGCCGTCTTCATCATAATGATCCATTGACTTTTCATACTCATGTTGTTGAGCCAAGTAGTCTTGCTCAGTCATTTCTTTATCAGTCATTTAACACCTCTCTTGTCATTTATGCTTACTTTTCTAACTAAGATTTTATCAGATATAGCATATATCGTTTCATTTTCTTTTGCATTTATGATTGCCTCAAACATTTCATCCATAGTTATAGTAAAACCATTTTGATTTTCTGTTATGAAGTCTTCCACAGAACATTCAAATTCTGTTAGCCCTGAGTTAGGTGATGTACCAACTAACTTATAACCAAACTTACTCTCATTTATAGTAACCATTATTCTTCTCCTCTATTTAATAAATATTTTGCAGTCTTTATACTAACAGTCTTTTGATCTCCTGTTATCAAGTCACGCATAACAAAAGGCTTTCTATACTTGGTTTTGTAATCAAATATAACCCACCTTCTAACACCTGACTTAATAACTTTATCAGTATTGATACCAAGACCTTTGGTCATCAATTCAAACGAACTAATTTTACTCATCTGTTTCTCCTCTAATTATTTTCATTTGTTTCATTAATAAGTTATTTAAACCTACATACAATTCTAATAAGTTTTTATCCTTGTATGTATGTGGATAAATTTTGTTGCACAACTCATGCAAATCTTCTGTACCTTCTCTATGATCCATTGGATACCTCTCTTCATTTTTATATTAGGCAACATTACCTAGACAATTTTTAAGTGATTGGTGTCAGGTTTTTGATAGACAAGTACCTGACCAACTTGCAATAAAGGATGCATGTAACACCCCACTATCGGTATTTATTCCTCAAAGATTATTTACATCAACTTGCACACATTCTGCAAACTTTGGTGTGCATCCTGTGTGATCTGTTGTAGCCCATAGAACAGGGAATTGAGGTGGATTATCTTCCCTGTCACTATTAACATACCCATCTGTAAAGTAAATAGCACAGTCAGGAAAAACTTCGTGTTGCGTTTCTTCTATGAGATTGAAGAAAGGATCAACTCTTGTTCCGCCACCACTCAAGTCACGAACATCTATTTCTTCTCCGCTCACGAGATCAAACTCATCCCAATAGTCATCTGCATTGAAGTCATCGTCATCTTTATTCTTGATCCGTTGAACGATTGTATTGATGTAACAAACCTTGACCTTCTCGATCTGAGGGAAAGATTTAAGAACATTCTCAAGAGCCTCTGCTTGAAGACATCTTTCCTGATGACTGACACTTCCTGAGATATCAAAACCTATCGCTAACACTCCGCTATGAGAAGGCTTGTTAGATGGGTAATAAACACCTGTGTGCATCAATCTTCTGTTTGGTCTATGAAAGGACATGTCATTCTCTGTGCTGTACTTAAAGGTTAAGTGTTGAGCAACAGATGTGCTGAAATCAACAGGCGTTGATTGTGCCTCTTGAAGAGCAGACATCCTTGCGTATCCGCTATCGTCACCGATACCTTTCATTTGCTGTTTTGCTGTAATGATCGCATCACTTATTCTTTGTTGCTCTTCAGCTATCTCATCTGAGTTAGCCTCAACAGGATTGCCATCACCATCAGTAAAATCAGTAACCTCACCGAAAGAAGAACTATCCAATGGCATCGAGTCACCATCAGGATCGCCATCAGGATCAGGCATCGGCATAGTATAATCATCACTATCTTCTTCTTGATTACTCTTAAGAATAGAATAGATATGTTCAGCACTTTTGAAAGTACCATCATCGTTCCTGAACTGTCCGTTGGTATCAACTAATGCATTCATATTGTAAAAGATGGTTTCTGCTGTGTAGCCGATATCCTTCTTGCACTCTTCTATGAGATCACTATTGATAGCAAAGTCTGTTGCAATGTTCCATCCTTTAGGATCACGATCACCACGTCTTGTGTGGTGGCAGTTAAGAACATGTTTCAACTCATGCATTGTAATTACATACATAACTTTTCTTGCATAATCTAAGTCTGCCTCATCATATAAGTCAGTCATCCATTCTTCAGAATAATAGATATACTTGCCATCTGTCGCCATCACTCCGACATCAGATTTTTCTTTAAAGGTTAGAGGTACTAGAACAGATGCATAACTTACATTATTGCTCAGTATGTCTCGCCTAACTCTTAATAACTCTTTTTCAATACTAACTACCATTAGCTTTTTCTCCTAAGGTTGGAAACAATGCACTCACGTTGCCTGTTTGCTTGGCAACATCGTCACGTTTCTCTTTGTTGTTTTTAAGATCATTCCAAGTAACACCATCGATAGATTGACGAGTACGTTTTATTATCTCATCAAGTCTTTCATCGTTGTCGAACAGTAACTTGTTTTTCTGCTCGGCAGATAGAAGAACTTTCTCCAAGTTATTGATGAAAGTTTTTTCAGATGGTGACCTACCTTTAGCCTCAAATTTTGGAAGACTATCGGTAAAGTGTTGGATAGAAGTCCTGAGAGTATCAACACATTCTTTTAGAACTTGGTTTTTCCAAATAGCCACGCTATCAGAAACCTTGTTGTCATTGTGCTTAAATACTTGCTCAAGTGTTGCTTGTTTTTTTCCGTATTTGGCATCTTTGTCAAATACAGTATTATTCAAACTAACATCATCATCGAATGCTCTTTGATCTGCACTCTCATAATGATAGCAAGTGAACTTACCTCTAATAGTCTCTGTCAACTTCTTCCATTTACCACCATGCAATCTCTGAAATTCAGCAAGAGATTTTATGTGGACATTATTCCTGTAAAGAGGAAGGTCTATAGTCTCACCTGATTTGGCAGGATATTCTAAAGAAGGATCACCATCCTGTGTGCAGATATAAACAGGCTTTCCGCTATATCCACAAAGAACGTCTTGCTCTCTATCTATCAAATCATCAACATGAGGATAAAGTGAAGAGTCAAAAGCAGAACCTAATTCTTTTTGAGACTCTAATATCAACTCTTCATATTGATCAACAAACTCTTTTACCTTCTTGTTGAAAGATGCCTCAACACTATCCCATTCTCTTTGAACTTCTTCAGCATGATCATTAAGAACTAACAACTCACCATTGCCCAATGGAACAGTCCATTCTTGGATGTTGATCCTGAATAATCTAAACTCATTGTTGATCTCATCAAGTAATGGTGAGTCAATAATATTTTTGTGAAGATTAATTCTCTCAGGGTTGATGTAGTCATTTTTGTCTGACTTAGCATTGTAGTCCTCAACGATCCTTCTCAAGTCTTTGTCCAACTTTGTAAAGGATGGTTGTTTCTTAGTGAACTTATCTTTGTAGCCGATACTACTCAAACTACTTTCTATATTTAAAATGTTGCTCATGATTTCTCCTTACAGAACATTGTCGTTAACGATTTTTGTATATGCTTTTGTATGCGTCAGATCAGGGTTTTGCTGAACCATAATCTTAGATGCAAAGACCACATACTCAGGTACTTCAAATCTTGATAGATACTTGACTGCATTATCAAAATGACTTGCATCCTTGCTGACCAATCTTATCAGTAAACTTGTGACAGCATATCTGACATCACTATCGTGAGCCTCAATGAGAGGTGCGTTGTCAGGATCATTTAGTATTAGATTATGATCAGGTGCATTTTTGATAAGATTTCTGAAAGACATAAATTCTTCAGCAAATATTTTGCCAACAGTCTCGATGCACTTCCTTCTCATGGTGTTATCATCTAACCCCTGTATGAAGTTTAACTTATAAAGATTTGACCATTTAGTCACAGTCCTTGGTGAACAAGATTTGTTACCGATAGGTGTAGCATCAAAGGTATCTAATACATTTGGCATTAACTGAACCAAAGATAAGATATCAGAATGCACACCATTCGGTATAGCAAAGTCATTGATCCATGAAGCATGATCAACTTCTAAGTCATACATACTTGATATCCTGTCTTCCAATGGTGAGATCATCGCTCTTGATGATGCTCTGTCTTTAGTCCTGTTAGTAGCCATACAGACTAACCATTCCTTAGGGAATACATAACCATTGAAATATCGAGCCTCAATGATTTGTGTAATGAACTTCTGTGCATCATCTCCACCTTGTCCGACTTCATCAAAGAATAACATCCCTGATCCACCGATAGGTAGTAGTAATGAGAAAGCAAACTCAACAATCTTTTGTTCACGATCCTTCGTTATATTTATCTTTTCAATATCAGGTAACCCCATGTCCATTGCAGATAAAGTAGACGCTGTGATTATCTGATATCCGAACTCACCTTTCTTTGGGAAGGAACATTTACCGATAAACTTTAGTCCTTTCTTTTCCGCCATAGTCTTAGCCATCAGTTCAAATGCGTAAGTCTTACCGCATCCTCTCCCACCTCTAAGACATGGAACGTAGTCATAGTTTCCATTAGATATTTCTTCTTCCCAAATACCTACTATCTCTTCAGTAGCTTGGGAAATATTCGTTGGTATAATATTATCATTCATAATTTTTTACTCACTCTTTTAGTTAAGGTCATGACCACACCATGTGATCACATACCTATACAATTTAAAAAACTGGATCTTAGAATACCAGCTCCAAAACAGGGGAAGTAAATTCCCCTGTTTCAGATACAGTATTTGTTATGAGGCGAACAACACAATGATCATTCCGCCAATCATAAATGCATTTAAAATCATGCATAAGTTTCTATGCTCGGTGAAAGATAATCTCCTCATGACTGTTTACCAAACTTAGATAAACAATCAGTTAGTTTTTTAAGATCACTAGCAATCTGTTTTTTTCTTATGTCTGCCTCCATCATCATGCAACGAGCATCGATGTAGGTCTCAAACTCTTCAAAGAGAGCATCATCTTCCTGAGGCATTTCTTTCATGAAGTATTGAATTAAATTTAATTCATACTCACTCACATTCAGATTAATATTTTTTGAAATATCCATTAGCTAACCCTCACTTCGCCTGATCTCACCAAACTTTGTAGTGAGTATTTGTGATTGAACATAATTGATCTTGGGATGGCATTCATCTTTGCGTCATTCATCAAGATGGTAGCAATCATTACAATCTTTCTGTAATTGCTATCTCTCTCTTTGTCTGAATACAATCTGTCTTGCACATCGATTAAGTGTTCGAACTCATTCATTAATTTTTTATTTATCATTTTCTTAACTCGTTTTTTATTGATCACAGTCAGGTGATCGGAACTGTAGGTCTGATTATCAGCACCTATACAAATTGAATAAGCAGAGAGGAAGACCATCAGAACGACTATCTTCCTCTCCAACTTAAATTGTTTCGACTTCATTTATTTTTATCCATGGTGCGAAGTCATATCTCCGAAGAGATATCCGAGCCATGCTCGGTCATCAGTAGGCAACACCATGCGATATCCTGTACGCCTCAACTCGGTCTTTAAACCTACGCCTTAACAATACTCAGATATTGGGGATCAATTAGTCTCTCACGAGAACCCAAGAACAATTACCTACTACTTTCGGTCATGCATACGCATCCTACTATTCAGACCTTGCTCCAAACCTTTGCATCGCTGTTGCTCCTGATGACTAACTATGTCTCTACAATCATTGAAAGGATTTTCTCAGTGATCGTCATGTGGTGGTAAATACTTACCTCTAAAATTTTCCTCCGAAATACCCCTATTATATGCTCACATTTAATACATAATTACAATACTTAATTAGTATATTTATACGATTAATTATTCCTCAAAGAATATAAGCGTTAGACCTTACTCAGCATTAACTCTGAAGATATACTCTTGCATACTCTGAGCCTGATCCATTATTATTCTGATCATGAGCGATGAAACAAAAGATAAATTTACAGTCATAGAAGGCGGAAGAAAAAAAGGATCAAAGAAAAAATCTTTGACACCAAAGCAATTAAAATTTGCAGAGGCACTCGGTCATGGCATCGATGGTGAACCTTGCAGTATTAGTGACGCTTACAGGCACGCCTATGATACTAAAAAGATGAGCGATGCGGTGATAAGGAATGAAGCATCGAAATTATCACAGCACAATGATGTCGCCATTATGGTGGATAAGATAATTGCGGATAGGTCTAGAGCAAAACACGTCAGAGAGGTCACGACCAAGGAGAGAATCGAAAATGAATTATGGAAGATTGTAGATGACGAAGATAACAACACACACAGACTGAGAGCCTTAGAGATGATGGGTAAGAGCATTGCAATGTTCTCTGAGGTTACGATCAGCAAAGATGAACAACGATCTCTAGAGGACATAGAGCAAGAG